GGATCGGAATCCATGACGTGCTGGATGAATAAGCGCTCTAACGCGGTGACCGAATCAATGATTAGCGTTTTGTACTCATGCTCCTCATTAATCAAACCGCCTAGCTGTGCCCATAATTCATCAGCGCTTTGCACTAATGGGAAGGCATCCGGGCGATGATCTGCCGGTATGGCTTGTAAGCCGTCCTCTGCGCGGATCACGATAGGGTTGGGGAAAGTGCAGGCTAGCGATGTCTTGCCGACACCTGCATCACCTAAGATTGTTGCTATGATTGGACGATCAGCGGGTTTGCCGATCTGCTCAAGTATTGACATCGTTTTTTCTCCTCTTTTCTCTACTTGCTCGAGGATAATAGGGCTTCTTAGCCTACTTGTAAAGTCTTTCTTTTGTTTTTTTTGCCCCCGCTCTATTTTCATCAGCTCTTCTCTAATCCACATGTCTTCCATTGCTTCAAGGCCCATACCCATGCCTCTACCCTCCTACTTGTAAAGTATATTTCAAACTTTTTCTCGCGCCTTCTTCGCTTTTGATGATGCCCTTATCTTCTAGGGCATCTAGCGCTTTTAGCACGTCCGCCTTACTATGGGGGCGACACCTATTTATTATTACGCCCTGCCCTTCGGGGCTTTCTTCGTCGAGCATCCCTATTATCCGGCGCATGAGCGCCTCGTCGTTGCGCTTATCTGTGGCGGCCATGTTCCCGGCTACTAGGTTCATCTTCTCGTCTATATCGCGCTTGACGAAAGCATTCGCCCATTCAACGTGTTCCAGCGTTCTAATCCCTGATGGTAGCGCCAGGACTAGGCTGACTTTCAATACCAGCTCGAAGGCCCGCCGTGGCAATGCCTCAAGCGTGGTTTCTTTTGATCGGTCGGCATGGTCGAATAGCTCATCCTGTATCTGGTCCAGCCTAGCTTCCGCACCCGGGTCGGTCGGTATTTTCTTGCGGTTGCCTTTTATTTCAATCCGGCCCTTGCCTGTATCGCCGCTTGATGCGAGACTCGCCAGCATCATACGCATTTCATCCGGCATATCTTCCGGCTTGAATTTCTTCTTGGCTCTCGGGTTGGTGTCTTTTTCTTGGACCACGATGGCGCGGCCAAAGAAGCCGTTGGCGCTCTGCTCATAATCCATCAAGTCGTTAAAGGTTACCGGGGTGGTGTACCCGATCAGGGAGACGAACGGCTTATCGATGCCCTCTCGGGCTGATAGCATTTGCTTTTCGAGCGCCGCTATTTCTTCGCCGTGGTTCTCACCTTCTGTTTCTTCTCGTCTTCGCAGCTTCGCTATCTGGTTTTGCAGCTTGAGCTCAATATCTTGTCTCAAGTCACCGCTCACCGGCATGAGGCCATTAGCTTTAGAGTAGGACGACATCAGCGTACCGATAACGCCCTCTAGGTATGCCGCGCCACCTCGCGCACGTGCGTTCTTGATCTTCTGCAGAAGCAAGCCCATTTCATCAACGATATAGAGCGCGGCTTGGTGGGTTACCAGGTTACGTAGTATTTCCTGCTCCGATTTAATGCCGCCATGGGTGGCAGGCATCATCCCCGCCGCTTTGTGTATTTCGATCTGTGCTTGCTGGACCGCCTCTTTCCCGGTAGCAGAACCGGCGACGCAGAACATGAATTGATTAGTGGTCACACCATATAGTTCATCTTCATACCTCAACCCCGCTATATTGCCTACCGCGGATAATGCCGCCGCCACCGCTAGCCGTTCACGCGGGAACCGGCACTGGCTATTAATCCATTGTGTTATATCGCCTATGAACCCGGGTGGGCGCAATAGATCGACGACCGGCGCGGCATTTTCATAATTTATATCTGACTCGAAGGTGACCGGCTGACGGTATCCGTTCTGTTCCGCGTGGTAGATCAGGGTGCCTATGGTGACCGGGTTCGATGACTTGCCGAAGCTATGCCACTTTTTTTCCATCATTGATGGCTCATACTTCCCGCTAGACTGGCTCCATCTGTCCCATAGCTCGAATCCGGAACCGTTTGTGGCATGGTGTAGCGCCATGCCGCACCTTATCCAGTCTTCATAGTCGAGGTCGTTGTTTTTATAGCACCCTAGCATTTTCTCTAAGTCGCTATCTGTTACATCCAGCGGCTTGCCGTTATAGCTCGCTCGGTAGGTGTCTTTCTTCTTGAGTAGCTCTAGCAACACTTCTGGTATCGGTGCCTGATCGTGCGGGTAGCCCTTCTTGGCCTCATAAACACCGCCGCTGGCATGGAGTGAGCCGCAGCCTATGACGTACCCGGATGACTTGAAGTCGATTCCCTCATATTGGCGCAAGTGGCTGACTAGCGGGGTTGATGGATCGCGCTTGAAGTAAATGTGTAGGCCGCCGCCGCCGGTTTCGACGACAAATTCAGATTCGGCCTCAAGGTTAAGGCCGATATCCTCCTGCAATTGTGCCAGCGCTACGTCACCGCCATTCCTGGGATCGACATCTACAATCAAGTGATCGTCAACGAGAACCCCGAACGCTTGGTCTAGCTGCCCGAATTTCTCCATGTTGTCAATCTGTTCTTCGGACCAGTGGGGGGTGTGCTGCCAGTTTGATGCTTTCGGGTGTTTTAATATGGCCTTACAGTCTGGATTGCCGCACCCGCAGGCACCGCTCTTATCTACCGGGTGGATAGCCATAATCCGGAAACCGGCTTCGAGATAGTCGCTGTGATTCATCAATCGTCCTTATTGGTTTTTTTTAGGTATAGGCTGGCCATACTAGGGCTATATATCCGACCTGTAAAGCGGCTAATTACTAATTAGTAGAAGTTAGGGAGCGCCAAATCGGCTCTAAGCGACTGATATTTAAGAAAAAAAGCCTAAATAGCGCTGTTAGTTAGTTAGCGCATAGATATAGATATATTCTTTTATCTAAAAAAAGAGAGATAGAGAGATACTCTATACTTGTTTTTCATCCCTTCCTTTATCTCTCTCTTTTTTTAATACTATTTAAACTAATATATTTATATATATATATAAGAATAGACCCTTTGGGCATTCCAGGGTTAGTAAGCACTAACTTCAGAGCACTAAATAGGTTTCTAATTAGTAACTAAATAAAGAGCTTTACATGTAGGCTGCCATGCCCTAGTATTGGGTTATTGATTACCTAACAGGAGAAAACACAATGCAACGCCAACTATCAAGCCAAGCACAAGTCGCCAAAATTTGCCGCCAATACGTCAAGTCCCTCGGGCTAGCCGTTAAAGCCCGCTCATCCTCTTTCAGTATGGGCGATTCAGTAGACGTAACCGTGACCGACGCTACCGCCGACCAGCGCGATATGATCGAAAAGGAGCTTAATCAATATCAATATGGCCACTTTGACGGCATGACCGATATGTACGAGTGCAGCAACAGCCGAGACGATATACCACAGACCAAGTTCTTGCATATCACCTACGAATACTCAGACGACTTACAGCAAGCCGCCTACGAGTGGGCGAAAGATCACGCAATGACTACCGATTTCGCGGAAACACTCCCCGAGCTATACGCCGATGCAGATAAAAACGCACGAGACAAGAATTTTGACTTCCTATGCTCAATCGTAGGCAAAGTCCTAGCCGGTGACGAAAGCCGCTGGGACGGCGAAAAGAATATTTCATTCTGGGAAGATCGTAAGCCAGAGCCAGTCAAAGTTTCCGGCAATGTCCATGAGGTATTTCATACCAAGAAGCAGGAAAATATCTATATCGTCACACTGCCCAGCATGGAGCGCGATGAATTCAACGCTATGCGCGATCACGTCAAATCAATCGGTGGTTGGTACTCCCGCAAGTGGGGCACATCCCCAGCTGGGTTCGCTTTCAATACCCTAGCGGAGGCGGAAGCCTTCGCAGGAGGTAACGAGCCAGAGCCAGCTAATAACAAGATGGCCGACAAGTTACAGGCTATCTCAGAAAAGGCCGCAAGTGAGGCAGAGGCTAAACTAGCAGACCGCCAAACCAACACAGCCAAACGCCTGGCACAAGCAATGCACGTCAGAATCGACGGCCAACGACTAGAGCGCGTCGCCACCGTAGCGGAAAAATTAGCAGGGTACTGGGCCGCCGGAACCGTCCCGCCCGGCCTGGAAAAATACACCAGTAAGAAGGCGCTAGTGGATGCACTAGAGTCAGAGCTGGAGCAAGTAAACAACGGATACCACGGCTACCATTTAGACACGGGCAAGCCATCAGACAGGGCAGACAAGGCGCTATGGGCGCTGCTAGACAGCTCTAGCAATGATAACGAGCTAGTAAAGCTGGAAAACTCGGTCAAATTCTCAAAGATAGACGGATATTTTCCAACCCCTGATAGCGTGGCCTCTCTTATGCTGGACAAACTAAGCCGCGAAACGCTAGCCAAAGAAGCGCCAAGGGTGCTAGAGCCATCAGCAGGCAGCGGAAACCTCTGCAAAATCGCCCAAAAGCAGTGGCAGCAAGGGATTTAACGTGTCACATTCTGACTTTATGGCCGAGATTCCTACTGTACCCTTTGACGTTGTTTTGATGAATCCGCCCTTTGAGAAGCTACAAGATACAGCCCACATAAAACACGCTTACAGCTTTTTGAAAGACGGCGGCGAGCTAGTGGCTATTGCCTCTGCTGGCGTCACATTCAGAGAAGACACCAAGTCTAGCGCCTTTCGTCTATGGCTAGAGTCAGTCGGCGGCACTATCGAAGCATTACCGGATGGCAGCTTCAAAGAGTCCGGTACGAGCGTGAACACCGTATTAATTCACATAACTAAGGGTAATTAAAATGACAATCGATACACCGACACATCGCCGCGAAGTTGTCCGCCTTATCCGCCGCGATATCGAGACCGGCCAGCTATCCAAAAAATACGACCCGGCGAAATTTAACGATATAGCCTTGGAGTGCCTGCAAAGAGGGCACTCCCTAGCGTGGGCAATATCTGACGCTTTCACACAATCACGGATTAAGGATGAAAATTTGACCTAAGTGGTTTATGGCCCTATATTAGGGCCGTCTAACCGGAGATAAAAAACATGAGCACGAAAACAGACTCTATTCAGGTGCGGAAATTGCTTGAAAAAGCAGGGCTGTCACAGCGCCAAGGTGCTAAAGAGTTGGGGATCAACGAGCGTACTATGCGACGCTATTGCTCACCATCAGAAGATGACGCACCTAAAACCGTTATTCTGGCATTGGAGAACCTAGCCAATGCTCGAAGTTAAAGGGGTGGCCGTTGCCGACCTGATACCCTACGTCAACAATTCGCGTACCCATAGCGATGAGCAGGTCACGCAAGTCGCCGCTAGTATCCGTGAATTCGGCTTCACCAACCCCATACTCATCGACGATGAGGGGACTATCATAGCAGGGCATGGGCGTCTAATGGCCGCC